GAAATTGGGGGCGACTATTGCTGCTGCCGCCGCCGCTACTGCAACCGCTGATACCAACTCAACCGCGACCGATGTCGCCGGTCTTGTTACGGACCATAACGATCTCGTTTCTAAATACAACTTACTGCTGGCTGATGCTGCTGCGCTGCGCACCACGCTGAACGCCGTACTGGCGCAACTGAAAGCAAAAACGATCCCGGTGTAATGGAGAGCCACGATGAATTTATTTGACCGTCTTCTCAACCGTCGCCTCTGCAATGAGCAACCCGCTGCTGGTGGTGAAGCTCCAGCCGCTTCTGTTCCCGGAACCACCGCTGTCGACGCTCCTGCGCCTGCTGCAGATCCAGCGAAGCCAGAAGGTGATAACCCTGCTCCTGGAGCGGAAGGCGATAAGCCTGGCGAAGAAAAGCCAGCAGACGCTGAAAAAGCTGATGGTGACAAGAAGCCTGACGAGAAAGAGCAGAAGCAAGAAGGCGCTCCGGAGAAATACGAGTTCCAGGCTGGTGAAGGCGTTGAGCTTGATGCCGAAGCACTGAAGGACTTCGAGCCGGTTGCGCGCGATCTGAACCTGACCAATGAGCAGGCTCAGAAACTTGTCGACGCATATCCAAAAATCCTGGCAGGGGTTCAGCAGCGCCAGGCAGATGCATGGCAGGCAACCACTGAGCAGTGGGCCGCTGACGTGAAAGCCGACAAAGAAATCGAGGGTGCGCTGACTGATGAAGATACGGAAATTATCTGGGTGGCGTTCGGTAACCCGACGCGTAACACCGGGCGTTTCCGGGAGTGCTTCCGCAAATATAAGCACCGCTGGAAGTGCGCGCAGATTGATAGCCGCACCGTCGAAGGCACCAACAAGGCGCAGCTCAACAAATGGATTGAGGACTACGGCGAGGATAGCGACTTCGTGAAGGTCCGCGTGCGAGGGATCTTCCCAGATGCATCCGAAAATCAGTTCATTCCGTCTGGCCTGACACAACCAGCAGTTGGTCGGGTTATTACTCCTGCACAGGTACAGCATGCCGCCGTAGTTCTGGGCGTTGATCCGTCTCACCAGGGGAAAGACCCTGCGGTAATCTACCTTCGTCAGGGCTTGCATTGTAAGAAGCTCGGGGAGTGGCAGCGCACCACTGACGATGTTTTGTTCGCCAAGACTATCGCTGACTTTGAGGACCAGTATCAGGCTGATGCGGTGTTTATTGATTACGGCTATGGCACGGGCCTTAAATCAGTCGGTGATAACTGGGGAAGAAACTGGACTCTGATACAGTTTGGTGGTGGTACGGCAGACCCTGAAATGGGAAATAAGCGCGGGGAGATGTACAAATCCGCCCGTGATGCGCTGAAGCTTGGTGCCCAACTCGACAGCCAGAACCTTGCCGATGAGTTGAGCGCGCCTGAGTACAAAGTCAGGCTGAAGGACAGCAGGAAGATTTTGCAGGACAAGGATGAGGTAAAAGAGTTGCTTGGCAGATCCCCGAACGACGCAGACGCATACGTGCTGACTTACGCCGCGCCGGTGACCAAAAAGCAGTTTAACTATGGGCAGCAGAGCCAGCAGGGCAAGGCGATCACAGATTACGACCCGTGGAATAGTTAATAAATCAATGGTCGCAAAATTGCGCATGGTTAAAACAAAGCCCGCGCATCGGCGGGCTTATCAACTGTCAAAATATTCTGTACCGTTGCGTATACGTTATCTGGTAGGTTGCAGTAGAGCCTGGGAAAGTTGGCGACTCAGGGGGATAAACCTCGCAGAGTATCTTTTCACCGTGGCACAGTATTTCAACGCCTTTATCGAAAACAAGTCTGCACTTTTTAGCATTATCTTCGGTAAATTCGCCGAAATGGTTTTCGATAGCCTGGCGGTAAACTTCATCTTTTTTTCTCTGGAGACCATTCACAGCCTGTGAAATTTTTTCTTTCATCAGATCTGTGCTGGAGTGTGCATCATCGGTCATCGCATTCCAGTCTACAGGCACAAAATTAGATTGATTAAGCAAGTATTTTTTATCATCCATACCAACCTCGTCTAAGTTGATCGTCAGGTTATCAGTGGCAGGCGGTGACGATGTCGCTTTTCGGGAGCTACCCTAGCCACTGATGAACTTTAACACAACCACCGGCGGGCTGGTTGTGACATGTCACGGCGTTAAAAGCCGTCGAATTCGTCTTTCACTGTTGGCTCAACTTTTCTTTCAAAGCGTAACCCATTAGCGGCCACAGCTCGTTCTTTGCGTTCGTCAGAGCAATCTGTTTACCGAACGCCTCATTGTCGTTTTCAGATGAGACTGCACATGATGGATTTCCGGTTACCGCGAAGCCATTCTTTGTCGTAATGATCGCCCAGCGAAAAACCTGCCCGGTAACAGAAACGTGCTTAACGATTTCAGTGTGAGCAATGTTTGCGATCATATCATCGCGTGTAATGCGCGGAGCAGTTAAGCCTTTGCTCTTAATTTCAGATTCAATATCTTTGTCACTCATTATTCTCACCTTAAAAAAATGCCCGGACAAGCCGGGCGAATGGAAGCAATGGACTACAGGGTGCCTTCCTTGGCGGTTACGGGTTTACAGCGCAACGTCATCGGAATGGCGTTCTGCTGTAAAAAGGGCGGTGTTCAGAAGTGGGAGCAACTGCCACCGCCAAAGCTACACGCATTACCTGGTACTGCCGTATCACGGTCCTAAGGCGTGATTGGGCTGTGGTGCCAGGCGCTGATCTTCTGGTTGTCTCAATGGACTGCAATTCACCACAACGGTAAGAGCACTGAGCATATTTTAGGTATCAGGTAAATGGCCTAGGAACCGAAACCTGACACCATTCATATTCAGCGGCTATCAGGCAAAAAGGTTTCTCAGGCCCGTTCGATAGCTGCTCATGCTCCAGCTCAGATGCTCAATGCTCTTACCTGTTGTGCGTTGTAGCGGTGGTGCCTCCACCTGCCCGGTCGGCTAATTCGGACGACGGTTTAGACTATTCACACATGTTCCACTTTCATGGTTTAGGTTTGGCCATCGTCACGAGCGCTGAGCCGCAATTACCACAACGAAGAAAGCACTGGGATTTGGTAATTACCGCCAATTACTGGGGCGCTAGCCGAAATATTTCGGGACGCTTGGCAAACCAATGCTCTCATCGTTGAGTCCTCGTCTCTTCCGAGGTGTCACACCTGATCGCCACGATGGTGAGTCGTCATGTCGTGCATACCGATAACACTGACTTGCACATTCCGGCTACCTGCTCGGGGGAAGTAGCATCAAGGATCCCGCCAGACCGCTGCGACACATGTGCCATATGCCGTACTACAGCGCGGAGATGATGCTCCGCTTATCCACCGCCTTTACTTTTAAGCCCAATATTCTGCTGCGGTACTCCGGGCTACTGCATGAGCGGTCACATAACCACCTCCGCAATCCGATTGATTTCTCAATTCGTTACCTGAAGGGTAATAATAACATCCGAATATGTCAATGAACTACGTAAAATAATCCGTATATGGTTAAATTGGTAATAATTTAATCGCGTACGGAGTCATTGAAATGTGTATGGGTAGCTCTCCATCAGTGCCAAAGGCACCGGAAGTTCAGGCCGCTCCACAGGAGCAGGACGCAGCCGTTGTGTCTGCGCGCGATGACGAAGAACGCCGCCGCCGTGCCGCTGCCGGGCGTAGCTCAACTTTGCTGACCGGCGCCCAGGGCGACACCTCCACTGCAAACACCAGCGGTAAAACGCTGCTCGGCCAGTAACGGAGCGCGCAAAGATGGCGGAAACAGAAAAAGAGAGGCTGCAAAAGCAACTCGCACAGCTGAAGAATGAGCGCACCTCATTCGATCCGCACTGGCGCGACCTGAGCGATTTTATCAACCCGCGCGGCTCCCGCTTCCTGACCTCTGACGCTAACCGCGACAACCGCCGCAACACCAAGATTGTTGACCCTACCGGCTCACTGGCGCAGCGCATCCTGTCATCCGGCATGATGTCGGGCATCACCAGCCCGGCCCGCCCGTGGTTTAAGCTGGCAACTCCGGATCCGGACATGATGGATTACGGCCCGGTGAAGATCTGGCTGGAAGTCGTGCAGCGCCGCATGAACGAAGTGTTCAACAAGTCGAATCTGTACCAGTCGCTCCCGATCATGTACAGCAGCATCGGCACTTACGGCACGGCGGCAATGGCTGTGCTGGACGATAGCCAGGATGTTATCCGCACGATGCCGTTCCCTATTGGCAGCTACTACCTGGCGAACAGCCCGCGTGGAAGCGTCGATACCAGTTTCCGCCAGTTTTCCATGACTGTGCGCCAGATGGTGCAGGAATTCGGTCTGGATAAGGTGAGCACTTCAGTCAAAAGCATGTGGGAAAGCGGCACGTACGAAACGTGGATCGAAGTGAACCACTGCATCATGCCGAACATCAACCGCGATACCGGCAAGCTCGACAACAAGAATAAACCGTACAAATCCGTTTACTTCGAGACTGGTGGTGACAACGACAAGTTGTTGCGTGAATCCGGTTTCGACGAGTTCCCTGTCATGGCGCCGCGCTGGGAAGTCAACGGCGAAGACGTTTATGCGTCTTCCTGCCCAGGCATGCTGGCACTCGGCCAGGTTAAAGCACTTCAGGTTGAGCAGAAACGCAAAGCTCAGCTGATCGACAAAGCCACTAACCCGCCAATGGTCGCACCGACATCGCTGAAGAATCAGCGCGTATCTCTGTTGCCTGGCGATGTTACCTATCTCGATGTGCTTTCGGGGCAGGACGGCTTTAAGCCTGCATACCTCGTTACCCCGAATACAGCTGACCTGCTGGCTGACATCCAGGACACGCGTTCGATCATCAACAGCTCCTACTTCGTCGACCTCTTCATGATGTTGCAGAACATCAATACCCGCTCAATGCCTGTTGAAGCAGTAATCGAGATGAAGGAAGAGAAACTACTGATGCTCGGCCCGGTGCTGGAACGTCTGAACGACGAATGCCTGAACCCGCTGATCGACCGCACGTTCTCCATCATGGTTCGCAAGAACATGCTCCCGCCGCCGCCGGACGTTCTTCAGGGAATGCCGCTACGCATCGAATACATCTCAGTGATGGCTCAGGCACAGAAATCTATCGGCCTCACCAGTCTGTCGCAAACCGTTGGCTTTATCGGCCAGCTGGCACAAGCAAAGCCGGAGGCGCTCGACAAGCTCGACGTGGATCAGGCTATCGACGCATTCGCAGAAATGTCAGGCGTATCGCCAACCGTCATCGTTCCTCAGGAGCAGGTGCAGGGTATCCGCGAAGACCGCGCCAAACAGATGCAGGCACAGCAGGCAATGGCTATGGGTCAGGCTGCAGCACAGAGCGCCAAAACTCTCAGCGAAACGCAGACATCAGACCCGGGCCTGCTTACTGCCATGGCTAACGCATCAGGAGCAGGAGCGCCGCAGCAATGACGGATATCGACGACGAAAGCCTTAAAGCAGAACAGGAAGCTAAACAGCAGCTTCTGGCACAGAGAGATATCGACGACATCCAGTTCGTAATGGGCAGTGAACAGGGCCGTCGCGTCGTCTGGTCATTGCTGGAGAAAGGTCAGGTGTTCGGTACCTGTTTCAACGTAGAGCCGCACATCACAGCATTCAACGAAGGGCAACGCAATCTGGCTCTGGTTCTGTTCCAGCGCGTAATGACCAACTGCCCAGATCAGTATCTGAAAATGGCCGTAGAGGCCAGCGAGGAGAATTTATGACGCAGATTCAATCACAGCGCGTTGTGCGCCTGGATGGAGCTAATCAGGTTGTTGAAGTTCCTGATCCGGCCCCGGCAGTTATCGGTGCGCCAACCACCACTGATTACGGCGGTGTGAAATTGG